ACTTGTCTATCAACTGACCTAGCAGACACTTGCCGAGATGATAGATTATTTCTTTTAGGAGAAAATTATGGCTAACACAACTTTTAATGGACCAGTAAGAGCCGAAGGCGGATTCAAGGTCATTTCAAAAAATTCAAGCACAGGTGCAATTTCAGATGTAGCAACTATTGCATCTACAGGTATTATTACAGATAAATATGTAAAGCACGTTGGCTTTGCAACTGGCGTAACAGTAAATACTACAGCAGGAGATTCTCCATCTATAGGTGAATTTACTCAACCAGCAAATACAATTATCACAGACATAAAAATATTTTGTGATACTTCTCCTGTTATTGGAACAGGTGATATTGGTTATGAAGTAGGTACTTCTAGCTCAGGTGCACAAATTGTTGCAGCTCAGACTGATGAGATACTTGATGGTGGCACAACTGTTGTTGCTCACAATGTAACTGTAACCAGTTTAGTTTTACAAACCCAAGATGGCACAACAGCTCCAGCTTCTGTTCAATATACAGATACTGAAAGAACTATTTATTGTAATATTACTAATACAGTAGATGCTACAACCGCAGGTTCTTTTACATTTATTATTGAATACACTCAAATAGCTTAGGGAGTAAATTATGGCAGACGCAGTAACATCACAAACTATTATTGATGGTGAAAGAAATTGTGTTATGAAGTTTACTAATGTCAGCGATGGCACAGGAGAATCAGCAGTAGCTAAGGTAGATGTGTCTGCTTTGGCTTCTAATGCAGCAGGTATATCCTGTTCAGAAGTTAGAGTAACTCGTATTAGCCATGCTATTGTTGGTATGTCTGTTCAACTATTTTTAAATGCTACTACTAATGTTTTATTAGTAGAACTTGCTGAAAGTAGTAATGGACATATGGACTTTAAAGATTTTGGCGGACTTCCAAATAACGCAGGTAGTGGTAAAAATGGAGATATTCTATTTACTACTAAAGGACACTCTTCAGGAGACACTTATTCTATTACTTTAGAAATGGTAAAAGTGTACTCTGATTAATAGGAATTAATTATGGCAAAAAGTAAAGATTATGTAATTTCAGAAACTGGTGAATTTCCACCACAATATAAAGTGTTACATCTTGACGAAGATGGTATCTATAGACCTGTATTTGGTCCAGACCCAGACTTAGAAGATGCAGAACGCAAATGTGCTGAAATGAATGGAGAAAGGGCAAGAAACGAAAAAGGACAACTTATCGGTGATGACCCATCTACTCCAGATATAAACGAAGCTTATGTTGGTGGTAAAAAACCAACCAAGAAAAAAACAACTAAAAAAACTACAGCTAAGAAAAAAACTGTAGTTAAAAAATAAAGGAACTAATTATGAAAATGAAACCTAAAGGTGGAATGTCTGGTGGCAGACGACCAAAAGCAACTGAAATGGGAGCTGAATCTAATAAACAGTATGTTAAAAGAATGTTTAGTATGGGTATGAATACTAAAATGACTAGTGATACTCCTATGGAAAATAAAGGTTATTCTGCAGGTAAAAGAATTATGATGAGAGCTAAAAGCGGTGCATCTGGTGGTAAAAACACAAAACGCATGATGAAAACTAAGGGCGGTATGCGTGGTGGTAAAAGAACTATGAAAACCAAGAGCTACGCTAAAGGCGGTAAGTCTTAACTAAAACTTATGCCTATAAGAAAACAGGCTAAAATGCCATCTAGGAATAAGAAGAACTTTCGTTCTACTAAATCTGGTGCTGGTATGACTAAAGCTGGTGTTAAAGCTTATAGGCGTTTAAACCCTGGTTCTAAATTAAAAACAGCAGTAACAGGTAAAGTAAAAAAAGGTAGTAAGGCTGCAAAACGCAGAAAATCTTACTGTGCAAGGTCTTTAGGACAACTTAAAAGAAGTTCAGCTAAAACTAGAAACGACCCTAATTCAAGAATTAGACAGGCTCGTAGAAGGTGGAAGTGTTAATACAGGATAAACAATGGCAACAAGTGGAACAACAGCATTTACATTAGATTTAGCCGACATCATGGAAGAAGCCTATGATTTGTGCGGTAGTGAGTTGCGTTCTGGTTATGACTATAAAGGAGCTAAAAGAGCTTTAAATCTTATATTCTTAGAATGGCAAAACAAAGGATTAAACCTTTGGAAAATAGAACAAGCCACTCAAACACTTACTGCTGGTACAAGTAGTTACGCAATAGAATCTAGTGCTCTTGAAGTTGTAGATGCTTTTATTAGAACTGATGCAGGAGATACTTCTAATCAGTTTGACCAAAGACTAAATAGAATATCAAGAACAGAATACAATCATCAAGCTGTTAAATTATTACAATCAAAACCTACACAGTTTTTTGTAGATAAAGGAACTAGCTCTAATAATATAGTATTGTGGGCAACTCCTGATTCTTCAGAAACATATACATTAGTCTATGACTATATTAAAAGAATAGAAGATGCAGGTAATGTTGCAAGTAATAATGCAGATGTTCCTAATAGATACTTGCCTTGTCTTACATATGCACTTGCATATAATTTAGCTTGTAAAATACCAGAAGCAGTAAATAGAGTTCCAATGATAAAACAAAGATACGATGAACTTTGGAATGATGTAAGCGATGCAGATAGAGAAAGAGCTCCAGTAAAATTTATACCTGATATGAATGTGTACAGATGAGTTATGCCCTAGGTAAAAAAGCTTTAGGAGACTGTGATAGATGCGGTTTTACTTATAAGTTAAACGATTTAAAATACGAAATAGAAGATGGTATTCGTAATGGATTAAGAGTTTGTGATGATTGTTTAGATATAGACCATCCTCAATTAAAAATTGGTGAGGTAGATACATCAGACAATCAATCACTTTATAATCCAAGACCTGATAGAGGTGAAAAATCATCTACTGAATATTATGGATTTAATCCAGTTTCAGGAACAGGTTTAGTATTAAATACTGAAATAGGAATAGTTAAAGTGAGTACAGAATAATGGCATTAACATTTACAACATTAAAAACAGCAATACAAGATTACACTAATAATACAGAAACTACTTTTGTAAATAACTTAGATGAATTTATTGTTAATACTGAAGATAGAATACAAAAATTAGTATCTCTTCCAGTATTTAGAAAAAATGTTACAGGTACTTTAACATCTGGCAATCAATATTTGTCAACACCTACAGATTTTTTATCAGCACATTCATTAGCTGTAGATAATAGTGGCTATGAATATTTATTATTTAAAGATGTAGCTTTTATTAGAGAAGCATATCCTAGTAGTTCTACAACAGGAATACCTAAATATTATGCTAGATTTGATGAAGATACTTTTATTGTAGCACCAACTCCTAGTTCAAATTTAACAGCAGAATTACATTATGAATATACACCTACATCTATTACAACAAGTGGAGATGGTACAAGTTATTTAGGAACAAATGCACCAGATTGTTTATTGTATGGTTCATTAGTAGAAGCATATACTTTTATGAAAGGTGAGCCAGATATTATGGTAAATTACGAAAAAAGATTCCAAGAAGCAATACAAAGATTAAAAGTATTTGCTGAAGGTAAAAATACTAAAGATAATTATAGGACTGGTCCTGTAAGACAACAGGTAACATAATGTTTACAGTAGATGTACAAACCACTATAGGCGATATAGAAGTTAAAACTACTAATAATAAAGGTTTAAGTCCTGAATATTGGACTGAAAGAATAATAGATAAGTTAATTTCTATTAGTGATAATGCTGACCCTATGGTTAAAGCACAAGCACAAGCATTTAAAGATAGTATGACACAAGTTGTACTTCTATATTTAAAACAAGCTATAGTTAGTGATAGAGCTACTGTAGCAGGATTATTACAAAAACAAGGTCATAAAGATATGGCTGATATTATAAGGAGACTTTAATGGCAATTTCACAAGCAATGTGTACTTCATTTAAAAAAGAATTAATGACAGGTACACACAATTTTACGACAACAAGTGGTAATACATTTAATTTAGCGTTATATACAAGTTCTGCATCTTTAGGTGCAGCTACAACTGCATATACAACTTCTAATGAAGTTAGCGGTACTAACTATACTGCTAAAGGTGCTGCATTAACTAATGTTACGCCAACTACTTCTGGCACAACTGCATTAACAGACTTTGCTGATTTAACATTTAGTAATGCTACTGTTACTGCTAATGGAGCAATGATATTTAATGATAGTGCTTCAGGCGACCCTGCGGTTGCTATATTAGCTTTTGGTGGAGATAAAACTTCAACAGCAGGTGATTTTACTATTCAGTTTCCTACAGCAGATGCTTCAAATGCTATTATAAGAATAGCTTAAATAAATGGCTGGATGGGGTCGTTCTACATGGGGTAATGGTCCTTGGGGTCAACCAGCAGTAACTACAGCAATAGTAACAGGTGTAGCTGGTACTTCTGCACTTGGTAGCGAAACAGTTATAGCTAAAGCTTTAGTTAGTGTAACTGGAATTAGTGCTACATCAGCACTTGGAAGTGAAACTGTTACTGGTATAGCTAATATATCTGCTACAGGTAATGTAGGAACATCTGCATTAGGTAGTGAAACTGTATTAGCTTCAGCAAATATTTCTGCTTCAGGCAATACAGGAACATCTGCATTAGGCAATGCTATAACAGCAGGTGCAGCAGTTACAGGTGTATCTGGTACTGCTTCAGCAGGAACTCTTGGTGATGAATCAGTATCTGCAGCAGCTAATGTTGCTATTACTGGTATTTCTGCTACAAGTTCATTAGGAAGTATATCTTTAGTAACAAATAATATACTTTCAGTTACTGGTTTAGCAGGAACAACAGCTTTAGGTAGTGAAACAGTTATAGCTAAAGCACTTATTGAAGTAATAGGACTATCTGGAACTGGTCAAATACAAGGTGTAAATATTTGGACTATTATTGATGATTCACAAACACCAAACTATACAACAGTTTCAACAACTCAATCTCCAAATTGGAGTGAAGTCGCATAAAAAATAAAGTATAATTTTTACGAGGAAAAAAAATGGCAAGTTCATATGTAAATGATTTAAGATTAAACGAAATGGCTACTGGCGATGCTAGTGGAACATGGGGTGATACTACAAATACGAATCTTGAATTAATAGCAGAAGCTTTTAGTTATGGTACAGAAGCTATAACTACAAATGCTGATACTCACACAACTACAATAGCAGATGGAGCAACAGACCCAGGTAGGTCTATGTTCTTAAAATATACAGGCACATTAGATTCTACTTGTACTATTACTATAGGACCAAATACAGTTTCTAAATTATGGATTATAGAAAATGGAACAAGTGGTTCTCAATCTATTATAATTAAACAAGGTAGTGGAGCTACAGTTACAATACCTTCAGGTAAAACTAAAGCAATTTATTCTGATGGTGCTGGTTCTGGCGGAGCCATGGTAGATGCTTTTGCTACCCTAAATTTACAAACAAGTGGCATCATTGAAACCAGTTCTTCAATTCAAACTCCTCTTATAGAATTTACTGATGGAGATGATGCCATGACCATAGCTGATGGTGGCGGTGTTACTTTTGCACAAACAGCTACTTTTAGTGATGATATTATTATTGGTGATGGCAAGACTATAGGTTCTGCTTCAGATGTAGATGCTATGACTATTGCTTCTAATGGTCAAATAACATTAACACAAACTTTAATTGGTACAGCCTTAGACATTTCAGGCGATATAGACGTAGACGGAACTACTAACCTAGACGTAGTAGATATAGACGGAGCTGTAGATATGGCTTCTACACTACAAGTAGACGGAGCTATTACAGGTTCAAGCACAATCAATGGCGTAGGTATAAAAGCTGATATTACTAACTTTACTAACAGTATTTTAATTAGTAACGATGCAGCTACAGGAACTTTATCTTCTGCTACCCATAATACAGGTCTTGGTCATAATGTATTTGATGCAATAACAAGTGCTGCTGATAGTGTTGGTATTGGTTCACAAGCATTAACCTCAACAACCTCTGGAGGTAATAATGTAGCTATTGGTAAAGATGCATTAGCGGCAAATACTATAGGAAACACAAACGTAGCTATTGGTACTGACGCTATGACAACTAATGTCGCAGCAGATAGAAATGTAGCTGTTGGTGAACAGGCTTTACAGAATATGACTTCTGCTACAAGTTCAGATACTTATAATACTGCTGTTGGTTATAACGCAGGTCTATCAGTAACCACAGGTACCTCTAATACTATGGTAGGTGGTTTATCTTTAGACGCTAATACTACAGGTTCTAGTAATACCGCAATAGGTAGAAGTGCAATGACAGCCAATACAACTGGTGGAGATAATACTTCCGTAGGTAGAGGCTCTATGTCATCTAATACCACAGGTTCTAATAATGCAGCATTAGGTTTTAATGCTTTAGCTAGTAACACAACAGCTTCATCTAATACAGCAGTTGGTTCAAGTGCATTAGGAGCAAACACTACAGGTAGTGCAAACGTAGCAGTTGGTGATGATACATTAGATGCTAATACAACTGGATTAGGAAATGTTGCTATAGGGTCAAATGCTTTAACTACAAGTTCAACAGGCGACAATAATGTTGCTGTGGGTAGATTAGCTTTAAGGTTTAATACCACAGCGTCAGAAAATACTGCGGTTGGATATTTAGCCTTGCAAGATAATACTACTGGTGGTTCAAACACTGCGGTAGGAAAAAGTGCTTTAGCAGCTTGTACTACAGGTGCAGGTAATGTAGCCATGGGAGATAATGCTGGTGGTGCAATAGATGTAGGTGGTGGTAATGTTTGTATAGGACAAAATGCAGGAGACGGATTAAATGGTTCTAATGGTAAATGGAATGTTGCTGTAGGACTTAATGCTTTAAGTGCATCAAGTACACACTTTCAAAATACTGCTGTTGGTCAAAATGCTTTAAATGTTAATACTGCACATGGTAGTTCAGCAGTTGGTTCAAATTGTCTTGCTAGTAATACTAGTGGAAGTGGTAATAATGGATTTGGCTACTTTTGTTTAAATGAATGTACTACTGGTGATGATAATGTAGCGATGGGTACTGCTGCAGGTAGATATATTACTACAGGTGATGGAAATACTTGTTTTGGTGCAGATGCAGGTGGGGATATAACTACTGCTGACCATAATACTTGTGTAGGATATACAGCAGGAAACCAAATAACAACAGGTGCTACTAATACTTGTGTTGGTAAAGACGCTTTAACTCGTTGTACTATAGGTGGTGGTAATGTAGCTGTCGGTAAAGATGCAGCAGATAATGTAACTACTGGTTCTCAAAATGTATGTGTCGGTCAAGATGCAGGTACTAATATTACCCAAGGGGATTATAATATATGTATAGGTCCAACTGCTCATGTTACTTCTGGAACTAATGCAAATAGTATTGTACTAGGTCATAATATTACAGCAAATGGTAATCAGTTTAGTTTTGGTAAAGAAAGTAATATTGTTTCTAACACATTTACTTCAAATGCTACTTTTTCAAGAAGTTCAGATATTAATAAAAAAACTAATATAGAAAACACAGATTTAGGTTTAAGTTTTATTAATGAGTTAAGACCTGTAACTTTTAATTGGAAACCTAATAGTGAGTTTCCAAAACATTTTAAAGATTATTCTGAAACAGAAAATCACATGGATACAGAAACAAATCTATATGGAATGATTGCACAAGATGTAGAAAAGGCATTAGATAAAGTAGGACATAAAAACTTTGGAGGTTGGTCAGAAGAAGAAGATGGCTCACAAAGACTAGCACAAAGTATGTTTATATATCCTCTTATTAATGCAGTAAAAGAACTTTCTGCACAAGTAGAAGAATTAAAAGCTAAATTAAACGAAGGAGAATAATATGGCAGTAACAAAAGCAATAGTAAGTTGTACACCTTATGTAAATTCAAATAGTAAGGTAGATAAGTGGAATATAGAAATGAAGTATGAAAACGACAATGAAGGCGATAGTACTTACTATACTGCTACTTATAGCAAAACAATCAAACAACTTGATGATGATGGAAACGCTAACTTTACATTAAAGGCGAAAGGCAGTTGGACAAATGCACAGCTTGTAGCATTATGTCCTGTATCACAATGGGACACAGTTTTTGCTAGTCAAGTAGATAGCGTTATAACTAATCCACCAGCAGTAAGCACGCCAGATACAGATTTTAACGTACCTAGTTAAGTATGACTGAAGGAGAGTTTCAGATTCATAATATGCCTGCGGTATATGTGTTAGAAACACAAATGCCAAAAGATATGATTGATAGCGTTAATGATTATATGGATGAATATAAACATGATAAAAACAAACAATCATTAGCTAATACTTTAGTAGGGCAAATAGATAAAGGAGAACAATTACTGTTAGACCACAATGATAAAAGAATGGTTGAGTATAATAATTTTATCTGCAGCCTTGGTGCTGAATATATTAATCATTTTGCTTCTTCGGGTAATAGTGTTAAAGGTCCTAAACAAGTTCAGATAGACGAAACTTGGTCA